AAGGATATTAATCTAATTCCACGAAAATGTATTGTTAAACATTCTTAGGCGGTATCAATCCGCGAGCCATTCCACATATCAATTCGTGGAGTTTTTCCAGCACGCATCTCGTCAATTAAACCTGCCATCTTCTTGGTGTCATAGACACCAGCAAAATGTACAAGAAAATCTCCCTGCTGCCAAAGGCGCTCGTTGGGCATACCCATTAGATATGCGTTAAACATATAATGCTTTCCAGTGACCTCTAGATGTTCCCTGTCGGCCTCATTCTCCTCAAATAGTTTACACATAGCAGCGTTCTCCCACCAAATGTGATAAAGTACATCCGTCTGCTGATACGTGCGCTCAAGGAAATCAATAGCCCAGGCACAAGGACGGAAGATGATATTTCCTGCGTTAATGTGGTGGCAAGAATCAAATGTCATGAGGAGATCTTTATTCGCAGGAAAGAGGGATAGGATCTGATCCTCAATACGTAGATCCATATTTGTAATCAGAACATCCGCATCACTCATCCAGACATAATCATATAGACCAGAAGAAATCGCATCACGAATATTCTTTAGCATAAAGGGAACCTTTGACCAGGAAAAGGGGCGATCGCGATCCCACCACTCCTCGCCCCCAAGGACATACGTATATCCGTGACGATTACAATATTCAACCTTGCTTTTGAGACACTCCTGAAGTTTGCGACGATAGTCCTCGCCAATACAGAGTGTTAGAACTAGAATCCTCTTTGGATCTTGTAATGCCATTCTGCCGCTTCTGTAGGAATGATTGCGGATCTTTTTAGACCCTATGATTTATCGCCGCTAGCAAAAATTGAACCCCTCGCCTTCATAATAACCCTCACAGAAAATGGTATACACATACATCCGAAATGAGCAAGGTGAATTTATCTGTCCCCATTGTAATGTAGTAAAGAAAAATCAGAATACAATGCACTATCATTTGAAGAAGCATGAGGGAGATCTACCACATGAATGTAAGCATTGTAAGACGAAGTTTCTACATCTTAGTATTCTAAATATTCATCTGAATGCGAAGCATCCTAGTAAGGATAATCCTGTACTAGAAACATTTACATGCCCCCATGATGGCTGCGAGTACTCATCTGCGACGAAAGCAAATCGCAGAATTCACTATTTCAGGGTACATTTGAAAGATATTATGGGTAAACTTACTGAGAAGAAGGAAGATAAGTTTGTATGTAAATGTTGTAATAAAGAGACTAACAGTCAGACATCGCTTTATTATCACATTGGAAGTTGTATGACTTTACCTGATAATGATACGCGTCAGGAAAATTTTACGGAAATTATGGCTTGATTCAGGCTTTGAAGGGCCTGCTTAGCTCCTTGTTTTGACCCTGAAGGGTTGTCGCTTAAAGCGGCTTTGCCGCTTAGCTCCTTGTTTTGACCCTGAAGGGTCGTCGCTTAAAGCGGCTTTGCCGCTTAGCTCCTTACCCAGTTCAAATCCTCTGCGAGTAGCTTCAAATGATAGCCAAAAGCTCCAAAGGCTACCAGCATGAGTGCCTCATAAGCCGCGCGAGGCGTAGTTTTTTTATGTATTCCAATATAGAGGAGTAGAGGGCCAATTATAATGGCATGAATAGCATTTACCCAAATATATGTAGATCCGCTATACCATCGTAGAACACTCTTATACCCATGATATATTATAAGAATCGCACCCAGACCTATTAATAGATTGAAAATAAACTCAGGAAGTGTAGATCGAACAATAGATACATAGAAGAAGAAAGGAACCACTCCTAATACGTGAAACATATGAAGGCCCACTTTTGCCGAATCAAGACCACTTGTAGAGGTAGAGGACATGTTATTATAGGTCCACATTTTTCAGTAGACTCTCGGCGTGTTCTAATGCGCCTTCCATCCATGCCTGGCGCAAACTAAAACTTTCTCCACAAACGTAAACAGCAGATCCCTTACAGGGTATATGTGCCGCAACTGATGCCTCTATGACATCATAGTCGCCTGGAACCCAATAAGAGCAACCTGAATACCAGGGATGTGCTTTAAAAAAGATCGGTTCAGGGATCTTCTTGTCGCTGCCACTGCCACTGCCACTGCCACTGCCACTGCCACTGCCACTGCCGCTGCCACTCCCTTTAAGGGCAAGACGTAGTTCAGAAAGGATTTTATCACAAAGCACTTTTTCGCCATCCTCTTTTAGGATCTTCAACCATTTTTCAGCACTTGTACCATCTGTATAAGAAACCATTGCTATGTTTCCACTCATAGGAATAAAATAGCGTATACCATCTGGGGTCACAGTAGATGAAAGACCTTCAAATGGCTCTCCTTTGAAGACAGCATATGTGCGTAATAGGGGGCGCATTTTCACTTGTTTGAGAGCGGCCCATCCTGCTAAACTTCCAAGTTCACAGAGAGCATCGTAGTGAAGAGCAAGCACAATAGCCTTTCGTGCCTTGAAGACTTTTGACCCCTCCTCATCACCTACATGAACTTCAAGGGATGTAGGTATAACCCCTGTGACACGATGTTTCTGGAGAATTTCTCCTCCAAGTCCTTCAAACTCTCGTACCATTCCAGCAATGAGTGAACTGAGCCCCTCTTTACAGACCGCAAATCCACTATGCTTCACAACCACATCCCTAAACTGACGAAGCGCCCAATCTGCGCGAAGAGTATCCACTTCAGAATCATATGCGAATTCTCCAAGTAGTTCCTTCGTCTTTGCTGCGCCCACAATCTCCTCAAGAAGTTCCTTCACTGTATGTGTTCCTAGGATAGAAGAGTCTAGACCTCCAAGAATATTTTCAATCATTGGGACATATGTGCTCTCAAATAAATTCTTGCGAGAAACATCTGAATCTACAAATTCCAAATCACCCCTTATAGGGGTTAGTGTAAGGTTGTAGCGGCGAATATATTTCATAACAAGTTGATGTTTTTCTTTGTGAATTCGTCCTGCGCCATTCTCCCACTGTAAAGCGGCTCGGCCAATCTTATGCTTATATGTTACAACGCGACCTCCATTATATCCATAACGCTCTAAAATTGTAACAGAAGCCCCTTTGTGTTTCTTTAAAATCTCAATACCCGTGTGTAGGCCGGCAAGGCCGGCGCCCACAATGATATAATCTGCGTCTGCGTCTGCGTCTGCGACTTCTCCAGACATCTAACTATTTAGTACTGCTAAGGGTCTTCGCCCAAGATACAACAGACTGTGTTGAAGTTGAACCAACATTTTTATTGGAATTAAATACACCATCTAGAATCATTACAAAGCAAGGGATGCTCTGAACTCCACAATAGCCAGGAGTATAATTGTTCTCATCTACGTCGCAATAGTACCATTTAATTCCAGGTGTTTCATCAGCGATAGCATCCTTATCAAGACGGCGACAGGGTCCGCACCAATCTGCGCCAAATGCTACACCCACTGCAGGGGCATATTTCTTAACAGTGGCAGGTGCTTTATTCGGTCGGAGGAGTTCTTCGAACTGTTCCTGGGTTTGGAGGGGTATCATTTTCTTTGGGCGGCCCATCTTCTCTAGACCGTATAAGGGTAAGAATTCCTCCGCCAAAAACGAGAAGTGCTAATGTGAATAGAAGTGCGCCGTCCGAAAAGGGTGCACTAATGGTTGCGCCACCCCCTCCTCCTTGTACAACTGCCGTCGCAGCCTTCGCAGCTAAACCAATCGCATTTGTCCCAGATCCAATAACACCAGTAACCCCTAAAGGCGCCTTACTCTTGCGCATAATGGTATTCAAATCCGACACCGCCTCCAATTTGCTTGAAACATTTGCCGCCAGCTGAGGCACTCCATTAATAACCTGCGGTACAAGTTGTCCAACTTTCAGGCCAGCCGTTACTGTTGGCGCAAGACCCTCCTTAACAGCCACCTCTAAGGGATCAATTATAGCCGCAGGAATTCCTGCGATACCATCAACCGCAGTTTTCACAGGCTCTAATACAATATCAGCAGCTAAACCAAGAATACCACCAGACCGACATGCTGGATCCTCATCTTCTGGCCGCCCTGGACCTAGAACTCCCTTTACAGGAAATGTAGCCCCTACAACCATTGAGAATGGCCATATACGATATATTCCTTTCTTAAAGAGGTCAGCAGGCTTGATCCACGCACGATACATGTTAAAACACCCCCATAGAAGGGCTAGAGGTAGCAATACAATTGAGATAGTTGCCAAGAATTTAATAGCACCACCAACAAAATCCCCTGCCACAAAATGGTCAAATCCAAGAGGTAGGAATGTTAGAAGCGCATATATTAAGTACCTCCAAGGGGAGACAGCATCATCGTCAGGTTTTTGACCAGGATCAAGAAACATTCCTGAAGCAATTCCACCGCTGCTGCCACCAAACAGGGCAGTCCAGGGAAATGGTACAGAAAGACCAACTGATTTCACTGTTTCTCTATCAACTGTCACTTGTAGAATGTCATAAAAGTACCAGAACCCTAGTGTAAATATATTCAGAAAAGCCTTTGCAAGGGCCGTAAGAGGAGACCTCAAAAATAGATGATCTAGTCCAAAGAAACCAGTTGGGAGAATAGTCAGAAGTTGTAATACCCAGAACGAGTAGACCTTTTTATTTTCCCAAAAAGGTGCCTTTGTATATGAAAACGGGACAGACATAATCTAAACTTTGTAGCAATTTAAATCGTAAACAATAGTCCGCCAAATCCTTCAATAACTCGGAAGACGTTATTATTTGTGGCAAATATAATACAATGGGCATTTCCTCTTGCTGGGTTCACGTTTTGATTGAGGTTCAACTGGAACACAAGACTGTCAAGGCGGCTCGCATTCGCAGTACCACTTGGCTGCATCTCTTCAGGACGTAGCGCAATTGAGTAGTTATAGATGAAAGAGTCCACAGGAATACAAGTATGTCTCTGATAGGGCTGAACAAGGCGGAAGTAACCAGCATCGCGTTGATAGAATCTGTCAAAGCCGTCAAACTGAATTATAGCAGAGGCAAGTAAATCTGTGCGTATACCAGGTTCTCGAATTCCAAGACTACTATAGTTGAATAATTCATGATTTGTAGTGAGAGCATCACGCTTAATAACCCAGAAGAACTCCTTAATCGGATTGTTAAATTCCACAGGAATTGTAATCTGGTTTGTCGCAGCAGGAATGGAGATAGGTGGTGTATACTGAACCTGTTCTACAAGATACTCGTGCGCACTTGATACGAAACGACGACGTTCCTCAGTATCTAGGTATACATAATCTCCATACAACATAAGGTCAATTGGATTACCAGCATTATTATATATAGGAGTACAAGGAACCGACGGATCATTCGTTGACGCAGGATCAGGGAATATGAGTTTATTGAGAGGTTGAAGTGTTATGTTAATGCGAATTTGATGATACTGAAGCGCTATAATGGGGAGATAGAGTCCAGGATTCTTACAGAACCAGAAGTTGAGAGGTATATAAAGTTTCCCTGGAGGTTGAGAAGGATTGTAATTGTCAACCTTGCCAATCATGTTATAGAAGCCCTCTTTGCGAGACTCGTCAATTGTGAACCGAGACCAGATCTCCATCCATTCACCGGTCTGTCGGTCCATTTCCACTTCACCGACTTCAAAGGTAATCTCTTGAATAAGAGCATGTCCGATACTGTTGACCCACTTGACAGGGGTTACTCCGTCAGAATATGTTAAAGCCGGTAGTGTAACTTCCAGAAAGACAGGCCCCAATAAATCACCTCTACGAGGGACAGTACAGGTAATTCGTTTTCCAAAATTGGGGGTGCCGTCAAAGTACATAGGTTGTGATTCAATAGCGAAGTTAGTATATCTGCGATAGACCATCTTGAACCAACTGATTTGTGGATTTCCGGTTAAGAAAACATCTTGTTTGCCTTTCGCAACAAGTTGTAAAAGTCCTCCGCCGCCTGGCATATCTATTTTTGTACACCATAATGGATAAGGATTAAAAAGAACGCAAAATGACTAACTTAACTTTATACTAACTTGTAGAATGGCAACAAGTCAAAGGTCTCTTGACTTAGATATAGTTACGCTTCGGCGAATTTATGTAAGGGGAACAAGTAATGCTATTATAAATTCTAATTATGCTCTATTGTCTGATGGAAAAGGTGGTACATATTGGAGCACTGTAGTGACGAGTAATTCAGGAAGTGGTGGTATTAGTGGTGCTTATATTTCCACTTTCAGTACATCAATAGGTACTTCATTTACGACACAAACCCTTATAGCGAGTAATATATATGCGAATACATTTACAGCGTCCAATTTTATAATTACATCAGCAACTGCGAATAATTTGCGCATACCAAGTTTAGCAACGTGTAATATTTATATTGATGGTGTCAACCCAACGTGGTCACAAGGATTATCAAATTATACGAAACTCAATAGTAACTTGAATTACTATTTGAGCAATGATGACATGGGATCCTATATTTTCTGTTCAACTCCTTCTAATATAACATTTGTTCCTCCAGGGGTTACACCTCCTACAGGAAACGCAAATCCTTATACAGGACAGAGTCAGGGCAACTTTTTTGTTCTTAAAAATCTTGGGTCTAATAATATTACAGTTGCTACGTCAAATACTATAACATATTCTGTAATTAATTATACGACAGGGACTTTTTTCTATGTAGGGGCTCCACAGAATATTTGGGTACCTATGTAACAGATGGCTGGCGTTCCAGGAGTATTACGAAAATGGAATCCAGGCATTGTACCAGGATTGAAGTTATGGATTGATGGAAGTGATACAAGTACCTTGTTATTCTCAAATCAAAGTAATATTTCCCAAATTCGCGATAAGTCAGGGATTCCAGGGCAAAATATTGTACAGAATACACTATCCAATCAGCCAAGAATCGCTAGTAATATTAATAATAACCAAACAATTCGATTTGATTCAAATGTATTTATGTCGTCAATTACAACAAGTTTTCCAGCGAGTATGAATAATCTACAATCGTCCTATTTCTTAGTAAATTCATTGAGAAATCCAGCAGCAACAACTATACAATATATTGCATCATTAGTTAGTTCAAATACATTAAATAGTGTAAATATAGTAAATACTTCGCTAACAATGAATTATCAAGAAAAATTTCAAGGAGGAACTTATAATAATACTATTGCAGTTTCCTACAGTAATACTTCAAACATTATTATAGAGGCATATAATACAACAAATAACACCTTATATTTAGTAAACTGTAATATAGTAGGAGTGAATCCAAATATATATACAGGTACAGGTACACCGCTTCAATCAAACTTAACTATATTATATATTGGATCATCTGGTATAGGAACTGGTCTAGGTACAAATCTTATAGGTGATATAGGAGAATATCTAGCATTTAATAGTAATTACTATGGAAATAATAGATATACTCCACAATTGGAAGGATATCTAGCATGGAAGTGGGGACTCACAAGTTTCTTATCCAATGGACACCCTTATAAGAACAGAGCACCAACCTAAACCGCGGACACCCATTTTGAATAGAGCGAGAAGATGGTTCAAGAAGCCAAGCATCCTATAACAGGCGCTCCAATTCGTATTTTACGTACTGGAGCACAAATATGGAAAGATGGAAAAACCCTTGTATGGGTAAATGATAAGGACCAAGTAAACCGCTATAGATCTGATACAATTGTTACAGATCTACAGATCGCCAAACGCTGCGAATCTACTTTTCTTGCGTTGCTGGAGCCAAGCGAT